CCGATTGGAGTAGAAAAAAATCCATGTCCCTTGAAGAACTCACTGGACAACCTGGAGTATATTCTCTTGATAAGAAAAAGAACTCTCAAACATGGGTATCTGATGGTGGTTACATCTTCTACAGAAAAAACCTTGTAGGTGTTGCCGAAAACAAATATCAAAAAGCAAGAGAAAATGCTTGTGAACGTGCCGCTCGTTATCTCGCTCTTCCATTGTTTCGCAATCAACCACATAGATTCTTTCTTTCTGTTTATGGACCTGGATTCATCAAACAAGAAAGTGGTGGTTCTACTGGACCTTTTTTAGATGCTATGATGTCAGCAGGTGTCTATGTGATTGAAAATGTCAATGAAGAGCAAGAGTTTAAGCATTTCTTCAGAAAATGGGTTCTCTCGATTATCTAATCATGCACCAAACTGTTCTTCGTATTAACAAAAAGTCTTGGTCTGCTGGCACAGACTATCATGTGGGAATGAAAGGACTTGATGTAACTTTCACACATAAACCTGGGTGGACAATCAAAACTGAGATGATTATTGACAATCAAGGTCATCCAGGTTTGCGAGTCTGGCACGAAAAAGTTGACAACTGACTAAAAAGTTGTATAATTAAATCACGTTGACTATAAACCCCCCAAGACATTCGTGTCAGGTCAACGACAAAAAATAAAGGGGATTTGGAGAAAAACTATGTACGACTCATCTAAAGACAACTTAGTACCTATTACTGAGATTGCAGATAATCTTGGTTTGGTTGTCAGAAAACATGATTTTGATGAAGAGGATTATATTCCTATCACCATGGTGCCCGTTAAAGAGTTATACTCTGACAAGGAATATCAGAGACTCTTGAATAAGGCAATGATTAAAAAAGCAGGTAGATTCGATGCAAAACTGTGTCGTCCTCTTGCTGTTTTTGAACGTCCTGATGGTAAGAAAACTATTGCTGATGGACAACACACCACAACTATTGGGTATCTTTACACAAATCAATCTGGAGAGTTGTGTGTACCTTGCCAAGTCATTGTTCATCCCGAAGATAGAACTCTAGAAGAGTGTGTTTCTGTTGAAGCAAAATATTTTGAGGATCTTAACAAGAACCGCACCAACGTTGGTGCCATTGAAACCCTGAGATCTGGCATTGCTTACGGTAACAAAGATGCCATCGAAAAGGAGCAGAAACTTGTTACTATGGGAGTACACATTGAGCAGATCGGTGACACTAGTGGATACGAAGTTTCTGGTCTCACTCGTGTTCTTGAGGCATATGATGTTGGTGATAACCCCAAGTACGCAAAGAAGGCGATTGATACTTATGCTGACCTGATTGAAGATCAAAATTCACCCAACTGGTCAGAATCTCCTATGCTGGGTTCTCTTATCGCAGGACTTGCGAGAGTGTGGTATCTTAGAGACAACCTAGGTAGAGGTGACAAAGGTTATGTCGTTCATCAATATTTGACTGAACGACTGAAGAAAACCTCTCCAAAGATTCTAACAGAGGGTACATCTGGAAACTCGCAATCACATCTGATTGCTGTTAGAATCGTCACTAAGATCAATACTCTTATTGAAGAAGATGTATTGACAAAGAGAGATGGAACTCCTTTGAAGCATCAAATTTCTGAGGGAGAACTTAAGGACTCTGATATTATCGACCCAACAAAGACTCAATGAAACCATTATTCATTTGGGCAGGTGGTAAGACAAAGGTGCTAAAACATTATACACCTTTTATGCCCACTGCCTTCAAAACTTATTATGAACCATTCTTTGGTGGTGGGGCAATGTTCGTCCATGTGATGAACACCTACCAACCAAAGAATGTGGTGATCAATGACATCAACTCTGATGTCGTGAATATCTACAAAGCAATCAAGACTGACCTGACTGAGTTTCAACAACGTCTGGACAGTCTTGAATCTCAGTATCTGCCACTGAGCAAAGATGATCGTAAGAAGTTCTATTTTGATACCCGTCATCTTCACGCCTGGAACTATCAGGAATGGAGTCCAACATTTGAGGCAGCCACACTCTACTTTCTGATGAAGACTGGGTTCAATGGTATCTACCAACTGAACAAGAATACCAACGGAAGGTATGGAACTCCTGCTGGATTGTTGAATCAGAAAGACAAAGTTTATGATCGTGATGTATTGAACTGGTGGCACAATGCACTTCAGAATGTAACAATCAAGAGTGGTGATTGGAAAGATGCCGTAGAGAACGATCCAAATGGTTTCTTCTTCTTTGATCCACCCTACCGTGATAGTTTTGCAGATTATGGCAATGGGTTTGGAGATGAGGCACTGACCTCCCTCCTGGACTTTGCCGATGCACAAAATTTAGTTTTTGTTGCTAACCGTGCAGATGATGACTGGTTTGATGATCAATCAAGGTCAATGCAGGTTCATTACTTTGACATCACCTACACTGCTGGTCGAAGGAAGAAAACAGAGGACGGATTTGCTGCCAAAAAAGCAAGAGAAATCCTACTCTACAAGACAGATCGGGTTCTGATGGGGTGACAGTCCTAGAAGTGGCACACAGAGTCTTTCAGGACCGTCTGGGTGCCCTATAATACTAAGGTAATCAAGGGAACACCCCAATGCAACTCCAAACCTCTGCCACCCAGATCGACTTCTATCCCGTTGGCACCGGTAAGCGTTTTGTGAAACGTGTTATTTGGCACCCCACTGAAGAACTCTCTCAGCAGATGACTTCTTTCACTACCCGTACCAAATCTGATATGGTGTATGATGTGAACAACTACATTGCCAATGGTGCTACTGTGTCCGACTTCAACCTGGAAGCATACACTGGCAAAGATTACTCTCCTGTTTACTGTTGATGTTTTACTTCTTTGCTCTTATTGTAGTCATCGTTCACAACTTTTTCTCATGAATGTCAACTTCTCTGGTGTGTTTCTGACTGTTAAGGAACACGGATGTGTCTACACTGTTTGTACTGAGGGTGAACTGTTCTATGCTCCAATGTATCAGAACGGAACTGTGAACTTTGAAGAGTTTGATATTGTTGACTTTTGGGAGAATGATGCTGATGTAGAAGAACTAGAGGAGATTCAGGCAGCACTGATTGATATGATGCAACGTGCCGGTCTCTATTTCCGTCAGGAGGAGACAGTCTAAGAAGTGGCACAAGGGGTCTTCTCAGACCCCTCAGATGCCCTATAATACTAAGGTAGTCAAGGGAGGAGTCTTCACTGATGTTTTCTAAAGAAGATCTTGAGTTTGTTGACTTTCTTTTCGGCAAACTTGTCAAACACGTAGACACTGAAATGATTGATCTACAGGACGATGATTCCTGTGATGATCACCTTCAATTCGAACAATTGACTCTTTCACTATGAAAACCACTCACATTTCTATTAGTCGCATTGAGTATATGATTGATCGACTTGAAAATGCGATTCAGATATGTTATACTGCACCTGAAAAGAGTGATCAAGGTTACCCTTATGCTGCCGGTTATTCCCGTTCCTGTATGCAAGAAACTGTTCAACAACTGAAGGAGTTACTGAAGAATGAAAACGGAGATTTGTATTGATATGAATGTCAATGAGTTGGGGATTGTGCTTTCTGCACTTCAACAACTTGACATTCGTGATGAGAGATTGATTGCCAGAGAATGTGGAAGTGTTTCAACTCTCTATGATAAGTTGTATGGATATTATGAACAACTAGACTCTAGTGAACTTGGAATCCGTTATGAACCAATCATTGAACCATCTTTCTGAAATGTCGGTGACACCAGCAACAAATCCATCTCTTTGGTATTCTTGGTATGCCATAATTAAAGAGGATGCCCCAGAAATTGCGGATGAGTTTATTGAAAATACCGCATCCAAGATGGAACTGACGGTTGATTATTTTATGCAGGAGTTTCTGTGAAAGAAAAAGAAAAGTTGTTACTTGCACAACAACAAGTCTCAAACCTTCTCAATCTAATCAAAGATAATCCTTATGAGCAATATCTAAATCTTAAACTTACATCAGTCTATTATGAACTCCAACGACAAATATCTCTACATTCTTGATTACTGGGTGCCATTTCCATCTTCTGAGTATGGTGGACTGATCACACTCATTGCAGAAAATGATCAGGAAGCCTTTGATCTTCTTTCGAATGAAGAAGAATTTGATAATGATTATGGACACCTGATGATGGAACGTATCATCAATGCCACGAAGTTACGGTTGGCGGATGACCACGAATCTGGTATAATAGATGTATTCTGTACTTAAAAAAATGAGTCAAGAACGTTATCGAATTGAAGAAGAACTGACAATTGGTTGGACAGTGGCAGGTCCAGAGTATCAAAACCTGACGAAAGAACGTGCCAAAGAACTACTGGAGTTTCTATATTCACGTGGTGGTGCACCCGATCGTATTCGTGTTGTAAGAGAAAAGTGATCATTGATTTTTCATTCCCACATCAACCACCAAAAGGTTATTCCTATGAAGTTGAACAGTTCAAGCGTAATATTCTTGCTGTCTGGGTTTGTAATCACGGCCAGTTTTCTTATACCAACAAAACTCCCAAATCAATCTGGGGTTTCTATAATACAAAGACAAAGTGCTATTATGCACCCATCAATGCCAAACAAGTCGGTGATAAAGTAGAAATAGAGGACACAAGTCCTTACAGTGCAATGCAACTCAATCTCAGTCCTTTGATGTCGGCATTTATATGACTTATAAACCAAGAGTCGATGATTATGTAATCTGGACACCATCATACGGACCCGTTCTTAAAGGATGGGTTTATTTTGTTGATTCCAAATACATTACGATTGAGATTGGTGTGAGGTGTAAGGATGATGAGAACATCAAGGACTGTCCGATTCATAAGAAGACGCACTGTTGTGTATTGTGCTTTCCGGAATCTTGGCATCAGTTGGAGTATGTGAAGAACCGAAGAAATGATGAGGATACATATAAATCACAGGAAGGGAGATACATTGATCCACAATGAGGAATCACTATAAGAGAACACTGTTTCCGGTCACTCTATATCATACCAATGTCAGAGAGAACTCTGTGATTCAGAGAGAAGTACTGGCATCGATTCAGAAGTGTTATGAAGAAAAGAACCTACCAATTCCGAATGGTTGGTTGACCGATAAGTTGACCACATCATTCGATGAGGATGAACTGAATCATAGGATCTTTGAGTCGAATAAGATACACGAACTGTATATGAAGTATGTGAGTTCTGTATTTGACAAACCAGTGAGTTTTTCACTGGAGGATATGTGGTTCAACTACTACATAGATGGAGAATATCAGGAAGAACATCACCACATCAATCCGACACCATTTCAACCTCCGGTACACTTTTCTTGTGTACACTATTTGAAGTTTGATGAGGAAGTTCATCAATCGACCACATTTCACGATCCCATTTCGGCACTGAGATGTCATTCATTTGAGATGGATTCAAATCATTGTAAGGAGAACTGGAGTCCGAAAGTCAAGGAAGGTGATCTATTAATTTTTCCGTCTTATTTGGTACATCACGTTGAGAAGTCGGAACCAACACCAAACAATCCACGTATTACGGTAGCATTTAATCTGAGGTTATTATCTTATGGAACTGAAGGACAAAATCAAGTATGATGATAACTTTCTGACTCCGGAAGAGTTTGTGAAGGTACACGATTACTGTCACAGAGCAGATTACTTTTATGGTGAGGCTGATGATTATGGACTTCCACCGACAGGAATGATCAATCAGATTCAGGCACGGGAGGACATCTTTGTGATGTTTAAGCAAAGGTTGAAAGAGAAGATTCCCGAACTGAGAGGATTATCATTCTACCGAATGTACGTGAACATCTTTGCACCGGGAGAGAATCCTTATTTTCATCAGGACGGAAAAGGACTGACGTGTTTGTATTATGCAAACTGGGATTGGCAACTACAGGACGGAGGAGAGACACAGTTTTATATTGATGGAAACATTCTGGGTGTACCACCAGTACCGAATCGGTTGGTGGTATTTGATGGAATGATACAACACCGTGCGACATCATTTAGAAATAAGCACCGGTTTTCGATTGCGATTAAGTATGGTTATGAGGAGACACCACCGGAATAAATAACAAAAAAGCGTCATAATAATGGCAACGAACATTACGAAGACATCTCACTTTACTGCCGGAGCAGGAAATCCAATCTCATTTTCTCAGATTCGTGCAGAGTTTGGTGGTGGTACAAAGAACATCAAGGCGAGCACATATCTCAGAAATACCGATGATGATGTAGATTGGAAAGATGCATCTACGATTACAAAAAGAGTACCTAATGCAACAGAGAATGCATCCGTTTCTGCGAATAATAACTGGACCGTTGATTCATTGAGAGATACGATCAGTCAATATGTGGTCACACAGAGTGGAACGGATACCGAACTTTCTTATAGTGCGAATAATACCGGAACCTGGAATAATAACCTGTCGAAGAATGTACGAAAGATCTTTGATGTGACCGGTATTGTTCATGCGGACAGTCCGAGTGATGATGCACTGGCATTCAGTGGGAATCTGTATAACCTGGAGATTGAGGTTGATAGTGGTGGTGCAATCTATGGTGAGAGTGGTAATGTTGGTGGTGCCGGAGGAGATGCACTATACGTGAACAATACGTATTCAAAACGTTCCGTAGAGGTAAGATCCTATGGTAAGATCTGGGCTGGTGGAGGTGGTGGATCGTCCGGAAATGATGGAAATGATGGAAGTGGTTTGGCTTGTTATAATGTCGGAACGAATGCTCAGAATAATTATTGTAGTAACTGGTATGCGATCAATCCGAATGGTGTAAGATCACGTTGTCGTGGTGGTGGATGGAGAAGAGGACAAGGATGGAATCAATACAATGCGACGGGTTATCACTGTGGCAATGGAAATACTTATTATTGTTATAATTACTCTAACTTCACACAGACCGGTGGAGGTAAAGGAACCGGAGGTAATGGAGGACAAGGAAAGGGATGGTCGAATCGCAATACTTCAATCAATCTGTCTCCACACATAGGAAACAGTGGTAATGATGGCAATACGAATAATTGTGCCGTCAATGGTAATAGTTCGACGGGTAATAAAGGAAATGCCGGTAATAGTGGAGGAGACTGGGGACAGTCATCATCAGGAAGTGCAGGACGTGCCTTTATCAAAAAGAATGCCAAGATTACGTATTCTACGGACAATACAATCAAGGGTACGATTCAGAATATATAATGAAAACTATGTTATAATATGGAAAGTGCAAGCACGGAACTGAAAGAGTTAATCTTTAAATTTATGGATGAGTTCTTCTTACAGGAAGCGGATCATCCATTTCATTCATCATCGAACTGTCAGAAGGAAAGGTGGAGTATTTGCGAATCGTGTGAATACTTTGATGAACCAGAGGAGGGATGTAAACGATGTGGATGTTATCTGCCACATAAGATTCAGGACCAATGGGGAGATTGTCCTTTAGACAAATGGATCTCAAATGATGAAGAATGGAACAATGTATACTATGATCAAATCAAACAAGTAATCATCGACAAGTATCCCGATTATGAACACATCATCAGACAATACGAAGTTAAAGGGTGAATATTCACAGTTCATTGGATCATACTCAAACGTTTACACCGACACCTTCTGTGATGAGATCATAAAGACGTTTGATTATTATCAATCGATTAATGATGTCTATTGTGAAGATACTCAGTTCCCCAATTCAAATGCCGGAAGGTTTGACTGGGCATATGATTTACATTCAATGGGTCCATCATTAGATTATGATCCATTACCTGCACTGTATGATCCAATGCAGGAATGTCTAGAAGAGTATCGACAGGTGTTTGGTACATTAAAGGATGTGCCAATGTATTCGATTGTTCAAAAGGTACAGAAGACACCACCAGGGGGAGGTTATCACGTCTGGCACGATGAACAATCAAATCTAGAACATTGTAGAAGATTAATTGTATGGATGGTGTATTTGAATGATGACTTCCAAGGAGGAGAAACAGAGTTCTTGTATTATAAAAGGAGAGAACAACCAGAGAAGGGAAAGTTATTGTTATGGCCAGCGGGTTATACACATACACATAGAGGGGGAATGGTATTAGAAGGGAATAAGTATATAATCACAGGATGGTTCTATCTGGGAGGATATGATTGATGAAAGAAGAACAATTTCCATCTATTAATGAACAAGGAAAGAATCTTGCAAAGTTTACATTTGAAGTGGTAAAGAATGTTATTGATATCTCACCCTCTAATGAAACTAAACTCATAGTATCCGAAGAACAACAGAGAGAAAGGTTAGATG